TTAATGTACCATTAGCACTTAATGTTACAAGATCACCAGATGCTAAGTTAGCTGCAAAGCCACTTAGTATCGGATATTCGTTGGCTCTAATAACGCCACCTGTTAAATGTCTCAATGGTGTAAAACCATTTGCTGCATTTAAGTTTGCCATTTTTAGTTTCCTTTGTTAGTTTGTTAACTGCCGTCCGAACTAACTCTTGACTTGAAAGACCTTTGAATAGGTTGTCCTGGTGTTTCAGCTCTGTTCATGTCCTGCTCAACTGACTGCATTAAATTATTAGTCATTTGTGCATAGTAATCATTTCTTTGATTAACCATTTCTTCGGGCATTTCGCAGAGTACCATTCCTTCTATTCCTATATGCCCAGTGAATTTGCCATGTTCTATCGTTGGAAAATGTTGACCATCTTTGACAGTTTTAATGTCTCTTGGTTGCCAACCTTCTCTCAACCGTTTAGCTACATTCGTAGGCGTTTCCTGTCCTAACACCATAGTTGCTACCCATCTCTGAGCATAACCAGGTCTTGGTTCAGGCGCTTCTAGTAAGTTACTCGGTCGCCATTTTGAAACCGTTGTAGATTTTTCTACTCTAGTTTCATTGTTTATTTTATTATCTTTATTCATATTGTCAGGCTCCTTTCTATTGTCCTGTGTCGCTAAAGCTTTTTACTTCTTTAGCAAATCGTTTTAGTGCCACTTCATCATTAATATCAATACCAAAAGTTTTAGCTGTTGATAAATCATCACTAGTGAGTTTAACTCTATTAGAAGGTGTTCCTTTTTTACGAGAAACTCCTGCTACGGGAGATTGCACTCTATTGTTTTTTTGTACTACATTTTCAGTAGTTTTGGAAGTGTTTTCTTCTGACTTATTAAAATAAGAAAGACCAGTTTTTTTTAGTCTTGAACTCATCTCATCATAATATCCAGGATCATGCACATCCCAACCTTCTTCTGTTAATTCAGCATCAATACCATAAGCCATAGCTGTTTCTTTTCTATAACCAGGTTTATTAAACCATTCTGAATTTTCTTTTACCCATTCTGAGGCTAAAGGTGGTGCTTTTCTCTCACTCTTTTGACTTTTTTGAGGTACTTGTGAAGCATAGTCTTCTGTTTTAGTCATTTGACTACGAATTTCTGCCATACTTTCATAAAGTTTTACTTGTTCATCAGTATTACCTTCTTCAATAGCTGATTTAAGTTGAGTAGAAACACTAGTAAGTTGATTACCTAATGATTTATTAGCTATATCATAAGTTTTCTTTTCCATAGAAGCTAATCTTTCTTCTAAATCAACATTTCTTTGTTCTGCCTCTGCTCTTTTAGCTACTTCTTTCTGTATTCTTTTACGAACTTTAACAGAGTAAGGCATATCATCAGAATATGCAGGTGCTTTTTTAGATTCTTCATTAAGCTTGATTTGTCTTTCGTTCTCAAAAGATTTATCTTCATCTTTAGAAGGTTCTTCTTGTTGTTGAAGTTTTTCTAAAGGATTTAAAGGAACATTGATCTCTTTTTCAGTATCAATTTCATCAAGTGTAACTTCTAATTCTTCATTCTTATTTTCTTTTTCGTCTATCATAGTTTCTCCTATGTTGGCATTAACTTTTGTTAATGTATATTATAATTGTTGAGTTACTACTTCTGGACTTTCCAAAGTTGCAATAATCTCATCATCATTTAATAACACCATTTTTACATTTTGTACAGAAACTCTTGCTCCTGCATATCTACCAAAAATAACCCAATCTCCTACTTTACACCAAGGTTTTTTTCTATCGCTATAACATTCTGTTCCCATAGCAATTACTTGTCCTACACTATTTAAGTAAGTCTGACTATCTTTGTTAGAATCTGTTAAAATTATTCCACCTTTAGTTTTTTCTACTACTCCACGAGGTCTAAGTAATATTCTATAACCTACGGGTTGAGGTACTTTTTTTGGTGTTGGTATACTATCGTCTGTTGCCCATGCTTCGTTACTATTCATCTTCTATATCTCCTTTTTTATATTTTTCAACTGTTTCATTTATTATTTGAAATGCTTTATCTAAACCTTGCCCATATCCATAGATACGTTTGAATTCAGATATATTCTCTACACCTTTACTTAATAAATTTTGTGATAAATCTCTTTTATGATCTTTAATGTTTTTTTTGATCGCTTGAAGAAGGCGTTCCATTTAATACTTTCGTTATAGTGTCTGTTATTTTTGAAAAACTTACTTCTAAATCTCTAGCAACTGTAGCAAGTAAAATAGGTTTAACTTTTTTTATAGAAATTTTTTTATTTTCTAAAAACTTTTTAGCTTTTCTAATTTCTTCAGCTTTAATTGCCATTAATCTCTCGATTTATCTTCCCTTGCAACTTTACTTGCAATCTCTACTACTTTAGCTTTTGTCTCAGTGTCTTTTCTGGCATTTTGTTTTTCACTTTCTTTAACACCTTGCATAAATCTAGCTTTTCTTATTTCAAGTTCTTGGCCTTTTAATTGAAGTTGAGCTTGATCTTTAGCATCTTCTCTTGATTCTTTTTGTTGTTCTTCAGAAGGTGGCATACTTCCCATTAGTTGTTGAGCAGCTTGTGCTGCAGCCGCTGCTATTCTATTTTCTTCTTCAATACTTATTTCTTTAGATGGTTCATCATTTAATTCTCTATTAAAATCTCCAGAAGAAATAGGATTACCTTCAGGAACAGAAGCTTGCATTTGTTGTTGATATAGATAAGCCATGTGTTGACCTATATGAGCTAACATTGCAGGATAAAGTCTTTCTTTAGCTTCAGGATTTCCACCAAATCTAGGATCATTTATAAATTGAGAATGAACTTGTATATGAGCTTCATGATCTTGATCTTCAAATACTTGAATAGGTTTAGCATTAAGTAAAGCCATATTCTCTGATACTGGATCACGTCTAGGTGTATCTTCATCTTCTATCATTAAGTCCATATAGTCAGGTATATTAAGAGCTTGTAAAAATCTTCTTGTAGCTTCTTTAACATTTATAATATCAGGAGAAGCTTGTGCTAGTTGTAAACCTGTTTGAGCTAAAGCTATTCTTTGAGCTTGAGAAAAAATATTAGGATCAGATACGGGAACTACACTAATAGAAGAAGTAAAATCTTTTCTTCTAATCTTTTTATTTTCTCCAATTACTTCAAAAGAATATTCATCATCTAAATATTCTCCATTTAATTCATAGATTAATTTAAATTCTCTACCTTGAGCTTGATGAATTCTTTTATGAATAGCTGAATATACTTTAGAACCTTGTTCTATTAAAGCAATAGTAGTTCCAACTGGACCTGATCCAGCTGAATCACCAATCATTGCATCTGCGATAGAAGCAAAACGTCTCCCTGACTCTGTTAATACTCCAAGTAATTGAAGTAATGTCGGTGAAGGTTCCTTAAAAGGAAGAGGGATAAAACTTTTTCTAAGATCATCACCATATGCTTCAACTTCAACCCACTCACCAGGTGAAACAGTAATATCTCCACCTTCTATTCTTGCTCCTTTAGCTCTAAAGCCTCCATTGAGGTTAGCAAAGGCAGCTGAATCAAGTAGTGCTCTAAGAGCACCAGTACTAGCATGTTGTAGTCCTCCGATCATTTGAATAAGACCAAAGCCATAGAAGCCTAAGCCAGGAAGATATTTATAATGTATAAAATAAGTTCTTTTTCTTCTTAATGAATCTTCTTCTTTCCAATTTCTTCTAATAGATAAAACTTTTTGTGAATCATAATCTATTGTAACTATATAAGGTAAAGCTAGTTCATCTTTATCTTCACCTAAATCTAAATTAGTATGTACTTCTAATATAGTATGAATTTTATCTGCCATACTAGGAGACATTCCTTCTAATCTTTGTAAAGTTTGTTCTACCATATCTCCATCATTAGCTCCTGGAGATGATTCAGCATTATTTAATGGAATATCTTTATAGACACCCGATATTTGATATTTTCTAACATCATTTCTAGTTAATTTCATTACTTGAGTATATCTTTCTGCCGTTTCTAAATCTGTATTCTCCATAGAGATTACAAATTCTTCTGCTGGTACAAATTTAGAACAAATTCTATCTAAAGTATTATCAAAATAAACTTTTTTAAAAGCACTTCCCGCAAGAGCTAAATAAAATAACATTTGATCTAATTCATTAAAATAATCTGGAATTTCCGATGTAAGTTGAAAGTTCATAAAATCTTGAACTCTTTGAGATTGTTCTAATTTTTTATCTGTAACTTTTCCTATAACTTGTGTCTTAACAGGACCACCTGCTGGAAAAACTTCAGCGATAGCTCTAGCTTGAAATTGAGTTGCTGCTTCTGCAAGTAAAGGATGATGAACTCCTGAAGCTCCTGGAAAAGGATCTTGTCTATCTTCGACAACTACACCTAGCATTTTTAAACCTTTTGAATATTGATCTTCCCAGTTTTTTCTAGAGCTTTTATCATCTTCATAAGCTCTTACTAAATCTTTACCTACTAATGAAATTTCTTTTTCATCTAGTTCTTCTGCTAAATTAGAATAATGATTACTTTCAAAAACTTCTTCATCTTTTTCAGTTTGATCTTGATCTACATCAACATTAACTTTTTCACCTTCGTCATTAGTGAATTGTAATTTCTTTTTATCTAGTTCAACTTCCATTATGCTCTTTTCTTTTTTTTCTTTTTAGGAAAACCAGCTTTCATATTAGAGTAGGCTTTAGCTGTAATAGTAGATTTCTTTTTTGATCTTGAAGTACCAGCTTTTTTACGAGCATTTATATTTGCCCAAAGTCCTGGTTTTTTCTTTTTTGGAGTAGTCATCTGTTTACTAAAACCTTCCCTAATTAACATTTACTTTTTAAAGCCGTAAGTACCTTTTGGTTTACGTGTAGCTTTAGCTACTTTTCTTCTTGAAGCCATAGACATTTTTTTAGAAGATTCTTTTCCACTTTTCATGCCCATTGATTCATCTTTTCTTGCATTAAAACCTTGTTTCTTTTTTACTTTTTTTTTCATAGTTTTCATAATAACATTATACCTCCTGGTTCATACCATACTTTCCTATATAGAGATATAAAACAAAAATATTGATTTTGAAAGTCTTTTATTTAGCTAATCTGTCCATATGATAGTATATCCTACCAATAACTTTATCTAAGTCTAAAAGCTCTTGTTGAAACATCATAATTAAAACCTGAAGTTCTACAAGAGTAATAATTACCCAAGTACTCAGTCCCATTAAAATTGTACCTAATAAACCTATCATCCATGTATTAGTTTTTTTAGTCATTATTGCGGTCCTCCAAATAATGTTAAAATTACCATAAGAACTATTAATAGTGCTGTAAATCTATAATCCATCCTGAGACTTTCCATATTAATTATTTTTATTTATAAGAAATTGTTTAAATTCAGATTCTAATTGTCTTAGCTTTTCAGATAATAATTTTAATTTATCTTGTGCTATAGCGT